TCTCCTGCGTCCCCAGGTGGTGCACACGCTATAGTCGCTTAGCTCAGTGCATTTGTTCGCCGTGTCCCAGCTTTGAAATATCACATCAAATCGGGCGGGCTGATCTCCAGGGACGTAGTATTTGAACCACTCGGCTTTCACCATGCCCCCGCCAAGGGGCGACGGTGATTGTTGGTATTGCCCGGCGAAGTTGTAGCTTCCGAGTGTCCGACGCAGATGTTCGAGTCTCTCTAGCGGCTCACGTTGGGGATGAAGGGCTTCACCTAAACTCCGCCGCACTGTGCGGGTCCGGTAGGGCGTTTCTATGACATGAGTTTCGTCTTTTTCGGCTATGGCAGGAAGCCTGACATGCTCCCAGGATTCCTGTTCGAGGACGTGTCCCACGAGATCATCTTCATGCAGGCGCTGCATAATAATGATGATGCAGCCCTTTTGCTTGTCATTCAGCCGGCTGTACAGAGTGTGATCAAACCATTGGTTAACTCCCACTCGTTGGGATTCTGAGAGTGCCTCCTCTGGCTTTAAAGGATCGTCGATGATGATGAAATCGGCTCCGCGGCCCGTGAGTACTCCCCCGACAGAGGTTGCGAGCCGAAAACCATTCTGAGTGGTCAGAAACTCTTGCACAGATTGCTTGTGATGTGCGAGCCGAGTCGGAAACAGACCACGATACCATTCGCTGGTCATGACGGTCCGGCAATCCAAGGAGTGCTTGTTGGCCAAATCCTGCCCGTAGCTGGCGCTGATGATCTGGGCGCTGGGGTTATGGCCAAGAATGAAGGCTGGGAAGGCCACGGCGGCTGCGTGGGATTTGAGGGAACGGGGCGGCACGTTGACGATGAGTCGAGTGATCTTCCCACGGCGGCATGCTTCCAATTTTGACGCGATCAACTCGTTGTGCCAGTTGTGCAGGAATGCGGTTCTCGGGTTGAGTTCGCGAAAGGCTCGATGAAGGAAGGTATAGAAGTCGTTCCGCGCGAACGCCTGATATTCAGCCGCGTTCAGTGTCGACAACGTTGCCATGGTTCTTCGCCTCCGCTTCTTCCTGTCGGTCGGTGGTGTTGACGAAACGCTTCAGGATGCCTTCCATGACCTCTTGATCAACCTCAGAGGTAACTGGCTCTTGCGCCCCTGGAATGCGCTGCTTGGCTTCAGCGTCTTGAGCTAAAGCAATCAACTGAGTAAGCGCCCGCAGGTCGCCCGAAGCCCCCTTGTTAGCGAGTTGTTTCAATGCGGCTTTGAGTTTCGTAATAGTCTTCCGCTGGCCGCGTTCGTTAATCACGACTTTTTCGCGCAAGGCTTTCATGAACGCAGTGGCTACGTTCAGGCTGCCCTTTGGCCGCCCTCTGGGGTTTCCCGAGACACCCTTTTTGAAGCGTGTGGCTTCGGGCGGTCTGCGAAAACCTACTCGCGTCGCTGCCGCAGGCAATTCTCCAGTTTTGTCATTCTCCGTGGCCTCTATCGTTGCGTCTGCTTCGTCATCGCCGTTGTGCATCAGCAACCTCCTTTTCGAGTTCGTTGAAACTACGCCCAGAGGCGGCATGTGTAGCCGACAGCCCAGTGAACTTTTGCCAGCGGCGAACGATGGTGTCGATGTACATTGGGTCCAGCTCAATGCCGTAGCATGTGCGACCCGTCCGCTCTGCTGCGATAACGGTGGTGCCGCTGCCCAAGAACGGATCGAGAACAATGTCGCGGCGGGAAGTGCAATCCATAATCGCGTCTGCGACGAGCGCGACCGGTTTTACCGTGGGATGCAACGCCAGCAGGTTCCCTTCGTCAGTGCGGCGAGAGAAAGAATTCACACCCGGGTACTGCCACACGTTTGTTCTGTACCTTCCATATTGGCCAAGCTGAACATTGTTACGGTGGCCTTCCCGTCCGCGCTTGAATACAAATATGAGTTCGTGCTGGCTCCTGTAGAGCGAGCCCATGCCGCCGTTGTCCTTCACCCACACGCATACGCTCTTTAACTCGGAATAGACTTGCTTGCCAGCCGCCAGCAGCTCCGGCATGTGGCGCCAGTCCATGAATACGTAATGGAGTGAACCGTCAGTGCTGTGGAATGCACACCTTTGCAAAACCTGAGCCAGGAAGTCAGTGAATTCGGCTTCAGTCATTTCGCCACAGGCCATTTTAAAATTCTTGTGACGGATAGCTCCTAGCCCACCGGCGTGCCCATCAATCTTGACGTTGAAGGGAGGGTCCGTGAAAATCATGGTGGCACGGAAGGAGTCCATCGATGTCGAATAGCTCTCGGGATTGAGAGAGTTTCCGCAGTAGATGCGGTGGGAACCGGCAAGCCAGAGATCGCCAGATTGCGTCACAGCGATCGATGTGCTTTCCGGTAGATCATCGGCCGGGTCCGGACCACGCTGAACCTCAGGGGAAGAACCCTCGATCAGAACATCTATCTCGCCAACCTCGAAACCTGTGGCCTCCAGATCAAAATCCAGATCCACCTCGCAAAGTTCCTTCAACTGTTCAGCCAGCAGCTTCTCGTCCCAAGAAGCCTGCTCAGCAAGACGATTGTCAGCGATCATGAAGGCCCGACGCTGGGATTCCGACAGATGCTGGATGCTGATCGTGGGTACTTCCTGGAAGCCCAGGCGTTTGGCAGCCTCGATTCGGCCGTGGCCCGCCAAAACGTTTCGGCTTCCATCAATCATGACGGGCCAGACGAACCCAAAGTTGTCGATGCTTTTTGCGAGCTGAGTGATTTGCCGATCGCTGTGAATCCTTGGATTCCTAGGATCGCGCTTCAAATCTGAAATCGGAACCCTAACGATCGTTGTAGGAAGGATTGGCTTTGCGCGCGCCAAAGAATTGGCGGTTTCGGTATTTTGCAGTGAGTTTTTATTTTTGGTCATCACGAGGTGATTCTGTGACAACCGAGGGAAATCGTCACTATTACAATGGGTCCAAATAATTACTTGTAGAGAACAAAATTAATCAGGAAAACATTGTCTACAAAAAACTAATCGAAAGAATGATTCTTCTTGCTTGGTTTCGAGGCTGCGTTTGCTCGACGGTAGATTGGGCGTGGCCCCTGGGCGACTGTGTATAAGGCTTTGCACTTGATGAACAAGACTGAGCCATTCCTCAGAACCGGCACTGATAGAATGCTCGCAGATGGCTCAGGCTCGCTAACCCGAAGGCATTTGGTCGATCCTTTGGGTCTCCAATACGCCACGATCCGCTTGACCTCTGTTTCCGAGATGCGCATCCTTGGAGCGGTTTGTCGAATGTATTTCACGGCCTCGGTCACAGCCACGCTATGCTTCTCCCCTGATTCCCGGGCACGTTCGTAGGCGAAGACAGCTAGTGTTACTCTTTGCAGCACCCACATTGGTTGCAGCCCGTTTTTACTGGGTCTCCCTACTTTGTGCATAGTTCCTCCTCCGAACAATTGATTTCATTCGCAAATTACAGGTTTAGGGTTGTGAGCTTCGGGAGGGGGCCTGCGCTCAGAAAAAGTCCAATTCTCAAAGCAGACTTTCAAAACAGAGCGAGCTTGTCAATACCCGCCAGCTCAAAACGTTAATCGTCTTGGTTCGGATTGCCGGTGCCGACTTCGTAGAAGCGCCGCAAAGGGGCGCATTTTCTTGGCCAAGAAGGCTGCCAATAGGCCGTAACTGCGACGTTTAGAGCCAGATTCGGCTTGAACTTTCGTCGAAAGGAAGCGTCAATGTACCGCTGGAGGGGTTATGCCGACTGGCCTGCGTCTTGGAATCCGGTCTTTCATTAACCGCATGATCAACCCATCCTGAAATAGCCGAATTTGCTTGATTTCGTGGGAAAAGAGAGCGGCAATGCTGCTGCCGTTGAAGGAGGCACTATGCCCAATTTGTCCATGACCGATCAGATATCGTCGTTACCGCATTTACACAAAGAGGCTCTGGCGGAGCTTTGGCGGGAATTCTTTAAAGAGGACCCTCCGCTCCGATTACGAAAGGAACTAATGGTCCAGTTCCTGGCATATCGTATCCAAGGGCAAGAATTCGGTTCGCTGAGCGAGAGAGGCCATCGTCGTCTCTGCCAACTCGCAAAGGCAATCGATGGTTGTTCCAATCCGTCCTCCTTCCAAAAGGTGCCTATCAAGCCGGGAACTCGACTCATACGACAGTGGAACGATCAAGTTCATATCGTGAACGTCGAAGAGGGAAGCTACGAATACAGGTGTAATCGGTATGACAGCCTGTCGGAGATTGCACGGTTGATCACCGGAACCCGGTGGTCGGGACCGCTGTTTTTCGGGTTGAAAGGTAAAGCAATAAAGAATTCAAAGGAGGCTGCATGAACGACCTGCAGAAGAGAGCTATCCGTTGCGCAATCTATACGCGAAAGTCTTCCGAGGAAGGTCTGGAGCAGTCTTTCAATTCTCTTGATGCTCAGCGGGAAGCTTGTGCAGCGTTTATCGCCAGTCAGCGGCATGAAGGCTGGCGATTGATTCCCGTTCTTTACGATGACGGTGGATATTCTGGTGGTGACATAGATCGACCGGCACTCAAGCGGTTGCTAGACGACGTTGCGGCGAACAAAGTCGACACTATTGTGGTTTACAAAGTCGATCGCCTCACCCGCAGCCTGGCCGACTTCGCAAAGATCGTGGAGGCGCTCGACGCAAAGGCAGTGTCGTTTGTATCGGTGACCCAACAGTTCAATACAACTACGTCGATGGGACGACTGACGTTGAATATTCTTCTGTCGTTCGCTCAGTTTGAAAGGGAAGTGACCGGCGAGAGGATTCGTGACAAGATTGCGGCTTCGAAGCTTAAAGGTATGTGGATGGGAGGCAGAGTACCTATTGGATACGACGTGAGAGAGCGGAAACTGGTAGTCAACCAGGAGGAGGCAAAGCTCGTCAACAATCTCTACCACTGGCATCTCGAATTAGGCTCGGTGTCCAAGCTCAAGGCTTATCTCGACCATCATGGCATCAAGAGTAAGGAAAGGATCAGCCCAGCGGGGGTCTGGTCGGGTGGTGTGTCGTTTTCCCCTGGTGCCCTTTATTTAATTCTGCAAAACCCTATCTACCGCGGGGAAGTTCGTCATCGAAATCAGTCCTATCCAGGTGAGCACGAAGCCATTATTCCGCAGGATCTTTGGGAGAAGGTGCAAAATCAACTACGAAGTGACAACGGAGGGCGCAGGACCGGGGTTAAGGCAAATTGCTCAAGCATGCTCGATGGCTTATTGCAGGACGCCGAGGGAAATCGTTTCCGTCCCTCCCACACGGTGAAGAACGGAAAGAGATATCGCTACTATTTTTGCCATGCAAGCGGCAAATCAGCCAAAGCGATTCGCCTGCCTGCGCACGATGTAGAGAAGCAGGTCTCCCTCAGGGTCCAATCTTTCTTGCGATCTCCGAACGATGTAATGAAGAGTCTTGCGCTTCCCGAGGACCATCCAGAGACCACGCAAAGACTCATAGTGTCCTGCCCAGACACAAGCAGAGGAGTGGTCAACTGCCTCGCCGGCCGCCTTACGAGACCTCGTCAAAAAGGTAGTGAGGCGCGTCATAATTCAAACTGAAAAGATGGATGTCGAAACGAGCAGG